TGTACTTCGGTATCTCGCCGTCTTTTTCATAGATAGCTGCTGCAGTTTGCAGCACAAGATTCAAAGAGCCCTCATCCTTGGTCGCGCTGATGTACTCATACTTGCCGGGGGCGGCTTGCTCGGCCGCTGTAACCATGGCATCGAGCTGACGAACCTCTCGGCGGACCTGCTGAGCTTCCGTTTCTCTGGTACGGGCAGTCGATAGTTCCTCAACGGCCTTTTCTAGTTTCTCTAGCTTTTCGAGCTTTGCCTGGATGGCTGGGGGCACGGTCGAGGCGTCATCGAGCGCGGGGGCACTCTGGTCCGCTCCGGCGTAGGCCTCGAGAATCCGATCGATATCCAGTCCGAGTTTGGACATGACCTCGAGGGGTTTTTCTTTGGCCAGAGCTGCATAGTCCTCTTGGGGCGGAAGCGCCTCCCGGTCCTTAACCTGTTTTCTAAGAATTCTATTCTGACGGTCCAGCTCGGCCAATTTAGCATAATATTCAGTAGTTGAAAGCTTTGGCTCCTCTACAGGCGCCTCAGTCTGGACCGGTGTTTCCACAGACTTATCAACAGGGGCGGCAGCTTCACCATTATCAGCCGGCTCGGACGGAGGGGTTTGCCCCGTATCCTCTGTCTGTCCCTCGAAGGTCTTGAGAGCGTCGGCGAAGCTTTCTTGGACGTGTTCTTGGACTGCTTGTTGTCTTGTCTGCTCTGCGTTTGGTTGTTCGTCCATGGGGGGTCTCCTAGGCTACGGGGTTTCCGTTGCCTGGTAGGGTTGCAGCTGCTTGGGCCAGGGCCTGGGCAGCGAATGGGTCAGCGGGTAAGCCTTCGAGGCCACCGCCGCCGGAGGGGACTGGGGCAGCGGGAAGCTCTGGGCTATCGGGCTGGGGAGGGGTCAGAAGGTCTGAGGCTTCTTGAAGCCAGCGCGCCACCAGCGAGAGATTCGCCTCGTCGGCTCCATCCATACGCGCCCGGAGGTAGTAACTCGTGCCCATCTGGACCCCCATCTGGAGGTTTTGGAAGGGTAGGGGCGCGATATACTCGCCAGTACTAAGTATGTGTTCAAAGGTATTTTCGAGATCTTCAATTGCCGCGTTTGCCAGCTTGTTGAATTTTTCAAGGTCTGGCCAATCAAGGAGCTGTAGCGCTTGTTCCCTTGAGATGAGGCCAGCCTTTGCGAGTTCTTGCACTTCGGCGCGACGGCCCGACGGGTGGCGTGGCAATCCGGAGATGGTGGACACCGACAAGTGAAACTGGTCATCGTCTAAGGATACATCGGACCAGTCGATCATCCGAATAAAATCCTTCGCGATACCCTTCGCCCTGTATTTTCCTTGCAGCTCTTTGCCAGCCTGAAGCAACAGCATCGTCAGGCGTTCAATCATCTCATTGTATTGACCAGCAACTTCGGCAAACCTTTCAGTCTGGATGTCTTGGAAGAAACGCAGAGCTGAAGCGGAATCAAGTCTTGGTAACGCAGGGTTACTAGACGTTGCGTTGAGCTGGCTGATTCCTGATAGCTCAAAAGCACGCGCCCACATGCTTTCGAGGTATTGAATGACTTGCGGGTGAATGACCGGCGGTGTGATAACGGTAGGTGGTGAAAGACCCTCGATGATCTTGAAGTATTCGTTATCTTGTAAATCGACATCGTTAATCTGACTATTTCTGTCCTTAAAAATGAACGCAACAGCAAGGTGCTCGAGGTTTCCTCGTATCTTGTCTAGGGTGCGGTTGATTTCTCGCTGACACCCTTCAATCTGCTCCACAAGACTGATGCCGTGGAATCCCTGCAAATCCTCCCCGAACCGGATAAAGGCAAACGGAAAACTCGCCCGGCTATAGGGCTCATCCCAAAGCGTCCCGCCCGAAGCTATGATGGAGTGTCTTCCGGGATTGCCGGCCGTTGGAAGCCTCCAGGCTTCGACCACTTCGACCAGGTCCCTAAAGTTCATCCCCGATCGACTCATGACAGACTGAGAATCAGACATCCCAATAGAGGACTTAGCCTTGGGAAATAGCTGCAGCAGTCGGCTTCGAGACATAAACTCGGTGTGAAACATCGAAAGCGGGGGCGAGTCCAAGGCGGCATTGTCATCAATGACCAACCTGTCTGGGTGAACTGCCCTCATCTGGGGGCGCCCCTCTGAAGCCCAAACCTTTACAGCACCAGTGCCGTAGATAACGGCATGCTTGAGAGCAGTGCGGGCATGAGACCAGGCCTTGGTGTCCCGAAGGGCACCGAGTGAAAACTGCTCAAGAAGGCGGGCCTTTCGCTGGAGCACCTCCGGGCCATTCATAGTCTGAAATCGGATGCTCGGCTTTTCGAGTGTGATTTTCGAGACCAGCGTATCGACAACAGCACGAACCACATTCCAGCTCACCGTATCGCCGACGCTCAAATTTCTACCACTCAACAGATTCCATTCGCCGGGCTTAAAACCACTAACCTCCCTGTCTCGATACAAAGAAGAATATCGGAGGTAGTCGTCGCGCTGGCCATCCTGGTCTTGACGGATAGCGTCGACGGTATCTTTGACGGCAGAGTGGAGTTTGTTTTTCTCAGCGGTAAACCAAAAATCAGACATAGCTAGTACTTCCTATGCTTGCGCCTTATGGAGCGCTCTTTTTTGTCCCTAATCTGGCGAGCCTCTTCGGCATACCATTCCGGCGTCCCAGGCTCAGGTCCCCTTTGAGGCTCTTTGTATAGATAAGTATGTGCGTATCGGCGAGCATAAAGCGCGGCGTCGTGGACATCTCTCGGCGCTGACTCAACCCGAGTACCTTTAGCTCTATCCTCAACCCAGACAAGCTGGTTCCATTGCTTCGCAAGGGCACTATCCTCCGGTCTGGCAGGATTGTCTCTATTGAAGATTTTTATCTTACCTAGGCTTACATCGTTGTTGAGCATCTCAACGTTAGCCTTACGGTCAGACTTTTGGGCATTAATGACAGGCAATTGATAGGTCTCTCGTATTTCTCTGACGATCGTACGGGAGACGCCGCCGGGGTCGGCCACGATGATGGCCCCGGGGTAGGCGCTCATAAGGGAGCGGATAAATTTCACATGGTCATCGATAAGCATGCCGTGGAGGGCATTGGCTTCTAAAAAGACCAGGTAGGGATACGCGGTCCGATTGTAGACGCCCACGACAAAGGCGGCATAGCGGTCTCCCCAGTCGACTCCGATAATGAATTGGTCTCCGGGCTGAGGTTTCCAGTCGTACAGGTAATTAATCGACGGAGAGAGTGAGATAACTCGCCGGCGATCGTCGGTAATCCACTCTCCAAAGTATTCCCGTCTAACCCAGGGCAGAGATTTAGCTGCTGGATTTTTCTGCTCGATAATATCGAGCTGCTCGGTGAGTTGTTCTTTCGTATAGGGATTAGAGAACGGATTGCCGCGGACGACGGCCCATTCTGGATGCTTGCCATTGCAGACCTCAAAGAAAAAGCCTTCGGGGTTAATGCCAGGGGTTCCGAGCATAAAGATTCGCCCTCTACGGTCTGCTGTACCTGGGATGATACCCTGAATCATCCGTTAGAGGTCGCTGTACCAATCTTGAGCCTCATCAATAATTACCAGGTCGTTTCTTTGACCTCTAAACTGGCGATGGCGCCGCTCGTCGTCTGCCCCAGCCAGCTTGATGACTGAGCCATTTTTGAACTTACAAACAAGCTCCACATTGTGAAGTTTTACATCCCAGCCATATTTGGAAATCATATCCTGGAGTATTGGCCAGGCAATCTCCCGACTATCTAATCGTTGCTGGTAAATGCATACGACCCTGCTTCTAGGTTTTTGGAGGCAGATACTAGCGCCATACTGCAGGGCGCCTCTGGTTTTGCCGAAGCGCCGAGCGCTGACCAGGCAGACAAATCTTGAGATTTTGCCTTTGTCATTTCTAGCGAAAATAAAGTTTCGTTGGCCTTCATGCAGGTCTTCGATTGGCTGATTTGTGTCCCTTAGCTCCACCAGTCTCTTTACGAGGTCGGCCACGTTTCCGGGATGTATTTCTGCTTTGGATGAAGGCAACTGAGGTGTAGGGGATGAAGACGGTTCTTTCGTCGGTCCAGTCGACATAGACACCTGTTTGCCCGAGTCTGACGGGTCGTTCGGGGAGGATACACCTTTGACCAAGGACAGGTGAGAGGAGGTGGATTGACTCAACTTGTGACCCCTCTGCAGATGGTTTCGAGGGCTCTTGTGTTGCTGTAGAGGTTCCACCGTTTCCGGTAGTGGGTGGTGGAAGCTGTTCGATGGGTATAGTGGATGTGCTCATTGAAATCCCCGAAAGCTGAGAGCATGAGACGTGTGCCAACATGGGCACGGCGGAAGATATCTTTGACATAGACCCAGTGTAGGACACGTCCCGGGCCATGGACGATATAGCCATAGACTTGGTCATCGATATCTGGCTGGCAGGCAACGATAACATCGGCACGTTGTAGGAGCTTATCGACGAGGGCTCTCTGGGCGGCGAACAGCCAGGAGCGCTCGGACGGGTGGACAGATTTATTCGCGCAGAAAGCGCGGATCCAAGAGGAGTATATGAGGTCAGTGTCCTCGTCCTGCATGGGGCGAAGGACGATAACTAGCTCTGGGCTATCTACGGCGACAGCCACCTGCATATTTACCCAACCAATTTGAGTCGACCGCCGGACACTCTTTCAGCGACTTCGTAGATTTCCTCAGCTGTCATATGGTCGAATGCCCCGGGTGTTTTGTGACCCACCTTATCAGGGGTTTGCTTTTGGCGTTCGGCCTGCTCAAGTTTCATCTTATCCATGGCGGACAGCAGTGAGCGAGCGATGGTTGCGGTTGATTGGGCCACTTCCTTGGACTGATTCTTCGTATTGACGAGAATCTTGAAGTATTTGTGCAGATCGAGGACGATACTGGCGTATGTGGGTGGTCTAGGCATAGTTGTACTCTGCAGCACAGTGAAACCTTTGTCAAATCAACATATCCCACACTATCGCACCCGCAACGCCACCTTAATGGCCCTTTTACGGCCGTTTTGGCCAAAAAATCAGCTGATTTAGCCACTTAAGATGACTTTACCCCTACATGTAGGTCAATGTAATAACGAAATCTCGACAAACTGTGTGCGTCGGACAG